TCTCAATCTTTAGACCTTGTTCAACAGCTAGAGCGTTTTCTTCGATCCACGATTCAGCAACATAAGTTAGATACTTATCTACTGATTCGATAACATTTTCATAAACTTCTAAAGTTTCTTCTTCAGTAGTTGGTTCTTCTGCTGGCTGAGCCGTCATGTCCTTTAAGGCATTTGCTAATCTTGATGCGACATTGGTATCATTTGCGATAGCAGATAGAATTTCAAGCATAGCATTGAAAGCGTCGTCAGCAACCATGTTACCTTCTACGTCTTTCATAGCATTTTGTAATGACATTGCAAACTTAGAAGGGTTGATCTTTAGAGCAGCTAGGATCTTTCTCATATCAGTATCCATAACAAGTTCCTTAGGATCTAATTCGCCTTCAGATTCTAATCTTACGATTTCTTCTGATTCTTCCTTCATTGGAGCTTCCCAACCACATGCTTCGCATACGGTTCCTTCCATTTCGGCTCCACATTCTTCACATACGTCAGCAAGTTCTTCGATTGTTTCTTCTACTTTGATTCCTGCGCTCTTCATAACACCCTTTGCAATTTTATGTGCTTTTCTGATTGTTTTCTTAGAAAGAGGTGGGTTATCACCAGTTGCTTTCATAGCTGCACTCATACCAACTGCATATGCTTCTGGCGGAGTGTCAACGGGTCCTAGTTTAGTTGCTTCTCGAACTTTCTTATTAACTGCTTCATCGAAAGCTGTTTTCAACTTAACAGCAAAATCTTCCGGAAGATCAATTCCTTCGAAGATTGAATCGAAATCTATGTTATTGATTTCCATTAATTTCTTCTCCTATATTCTTATTTAATTATTTATAAAATTTACAATCTCGAAAGAAAGTCTTTAAATATTGCTATCTTTTCTTCTTGTAATCTATTAGATGAATTCATTCTCTTCTTATAAGAATCAATAGTTACTTCCTTCACAATTCCATTATTCCAAACCCATTCTTTTGATTCCATAACAGCTTCCACAAATGCTTCGTGCGCAGATGGATCAGCAACAATATCTGCGGCAGTCATAATTTTGTAATCTGGTTGAACCATAGAAAAAGACTTTTCTTGTTGAAGAGAACCTAATCCTCTAGTAGAAACACCTAACATACAACCACCATCGATGAATGCTTTGACAATCTTTCCGTTTGGTGTATCTAGAACTTTTGCTTTACCGATATAATCATTACCTTTTTGTTCTAGAACAGTAATAAGATGCGATACTCTATCTAGATTAATTGTAGGATTATCTGGATGACCTAATTCACCAAAAGCTCTATTCTTGTTGACGTATTCTTCAACATAACGATCTACTTCTGGTTGCATATATTCCATCTTATATACTCTATTATTTCTATTTGGCTTCTCGCATTGGATGAAAATACCTTCAATAAAATAATCTTTTGGTTTACCTTCAGCAGATTCTGAAACAATTTTTATGAATTCATTTACTTCTGTTAATAGTTTCATTTGTATATTCCTGCTCTTTTACCTTTTTTAATTGAGATCTTTCTTTTCTTTAAGATTGATGATAATTTTGCTGCTCTTTTTCTTGACGCTTTTCTAGCAGATATTGCTCGTTTTCTTTTTTCAGCGGGATTCATTCTAACTAATTTTTTACCAGAAACTTTATATCCTGCTTTAGCAGATTTAATCTTCTTACGTTGAATCTTACCGCCACGAACCCTATCGTAGCGGATTTTCTGACCCATCTTAACTGTTTTTTCGTTAAGCATTAAGAGTATTGTCCAACCTTAACAAATCCCGATGTTTTTTCTAGTTTCATGACAAGAACATATGGATCGGATGTAGTAGAAGTTAATAAGATTGTTGAATCTGTGGCTGGGGCGATATTAGTAATCTTAGTTTGATAATCTCTATAATAATCAATTCTACCAGATCCATCATAATGACCAATCAATTGATCAGTTGATCCGTTGAAATATAATGAGATTTTGTTAGTTCCTGTGATAGACCAATCTATCTTTTCTAAAGAAACAATTCCAACGCCTGTTGTTCCAGCGAAACCAGTGGCGCCGATTGGACCTGTTGCACCACCTGGATGTAAAACGAATGCTAGAGTTTCTGCTCCAGCACCAGAAATAGTAACAACTGCAGAATTTTCGTCTTGTCTTAAGATAGTTGTTGTCGCCATTTATTATATCTCTTTCTTAATTTGATCTCTCTTTTGATCTAATAAATGAGAAATTCTACTAGCAATTAAAGAGTTCATTAATGGTTTTATTGCTTGCGGATTATCTTCTTTGCAATAATTAATAATGGTTTCAATTTTTGTTCTTTCGGTTTGTGTCATATAATCCTCTAATTATTTATACTCGTGGAATATTTTGTGGAGTCTGTGGTAATTCTGTTGGAATCTCGACTTGAGATATACCAGGAGATTGGACTGTTTGGAGAGGTTGTTCAAGTGAATCAGGTCCAAGATCTCCAAGACCAAGATCCATCTCAGGTTCTACAGGAGTCTCTTCATCAGGAACAGATTCTTTATCTGTTTCCATTTCCTTCAATTCTTCATCAGATAACTTCAAGAAGTGTTTCTTAATATAATCTTCAGAGAAATAATTATCGCCTAAACTTATAGCAGTGGAAGCCAATTCCATTCTTCTAGACATGATTTCAGCTTCATTATATTCTGCGAAGTGAGAATCTTTTCTGAAGTCATAATAAATATTGTTCTTCACATAAGTATCCCATTCTTCAGTAGTTATAATATTCTTTAGAATTAACTGAGTTCTCAGAAGATCTGTGAAGATAGAAGAGAATCTTACTCTTAATCTTTTAATAAATTTGTTAAACTTAACTTCTTCTCTATCTATTTCTGCAGATCTGCCTGTATTGAATGTAGATCCTTCTGAAATTCTAGTGATTGGGACATGTAGGGCATTATATAATTTCTTGCGGAAGTATTCCACATCTCCCATTTCACCGAGATTTTGTCCACCAGGTAGAGTAGAGATGTCTGTTGTCTTACCATCTTCTCCAACTGGAATCCAGAAATCTTCAAGAACGGATAGAGTTCTTGAATCGTCTCTGAGATCTCCTGTTGCTTGATCATATACAATCTTATTTCTGAATTTATTCATCAATGAATTTACATATTGTTCTGCTTTAATTTTTGGAAGCCCACCAGTTCCAATCTTGAAGACTCTTCTTTCAGGAGCTCTTGCTAACCTGTAGATTACAGTAGCATCTTCTAACATTCTCAATTGATTGTACGGTTTAATTGATTTGTGTAAGTACGAAATTACTGTTGCTTTATTTTTATAATCAATCAATCCTGAGTTACAATATGCTACTGAATCTGCAGGTAACTTAATATCGTTTTTATAAAAATAATATTCTTGTACAGTCTTTTGTAACTTCACACCACGCTTAGAAAATTCTTCTTTCACTTCTCTGATCTTTTCAATTTCTCTTGGATCAATATATCTTAGTTCTTGAATACCATCTTTTGTATTCTTTGAATCAATTACAACTGAAAAGAATAATCTTCCATCTATATACCATCTTTTGAATATTTCGTAAGCATTTTCATTGAAATCAAGTAGATTCAAGACTGCAGAAAATTCGTCTTGTATTACTTCTTTAATATCTTCTGAAAAAGGAAGACGGTCTAAAATAACTCCGACCGGAGATTCTGGGTCTCCGGTAACAATTGCTTCGTTAACGATTTCATCAATAGCCGATTCGATCTCTGGCATGAGCGAAAGTTCTCTATATTTGTTTATAAGAACTCTCTTATCTGAAGAAGAAAACTCCGTATTAAACGATGTGTTGACGAAACCACCACTAGAAGTTACTATAGTAGCTTCGTCGTCAGATTGTGGTGGAACAGGAGAAAGTAATTCTTTCTCCTCTTCCGGACCTCTTCTCTTGATAGTAAAACCAAAAAAATCAAATAATGCCATGAATCATCCTTAATTAGAAGGTCTATCAGTAACATCATTATCTAGTTTTTCCCACCAATCATATTGTAGTGTTACTGTAAATTCTTCTATTGCATCATTAGATTCCCAAGAAACGTCAATCGCTGAAATATCTGATGGCCACATACCAGTAAATGTATATGTAACATCACCTAGCATTTCAAATTTAGTGTATTGTGTTACAGTAGCATCACACTTATAAGTCGGTAATGTTTTTGTATTACCAACGTGGGAATTTATTAAACTCATCCATTTCTCAAATGTTTCCCTAACGCTGAATGTTTCTTCGTTAATCACTGTAACAGTCCACTCAGCAAAAGTTTGATCACCCTGTACTTTAATTTTTCTACCAAAATATGGCACTTCAATAATTCCTAGTGTCTTTCCTGGTAATTGCGCTGATTTACAATGAAAAGTGAAATCTCTTAGTGCATTTCCAACTATAGTTGTATTTGGAAATGTAATTTTTGCATCAAAAAGTGTTGGTCTTGCACCTTCAAAAGCAAAATTTCCTTTGAATCTATCTAATCTAAATGGCATATTTTACTAAATCCTTTATTTTTATTTATTCGTTAGAAATGGGAGGATTTCTCCTCCCATCATTAGAATTGTCCAACAATCTCAGAAAATTCCACGCCAGTTCTGACAGCTACGAAATTC